TTTTGAACGGGATAACAAAGGAGTCGGACTGCGGATCACCGGTCAGACTGTCATACGCATCATTGATTGCGATGAAGCGAATGCCGAGCTGCGGGAAAATCTTTTCAATGTAGCGTCCGCCGTCGATGTAGTTTCTTGAGAAGCGGCTGAGATCCTTGACCACGATGCAGTCAAGCGCACCCTTGCGGATTGCCTCTTCCAGCTTTTTGAACTGAGGACGATTGAAGGAAACGCCGCTGTAACCGTCATCCACAAACGGCTCACAGACAAGCTCTAAATCATCGTGCCTTGCAATGTAGTCCTCGCAGATGGCTCTCTGGCTGGCGATGGAGTTGCTTTCTACTTTGTCTCCATCCTCACGGGACAGGCGGCAGTAGATCGCCGTGCGGTAAACCTTGTCTGGCATAAAAATAACCTCCGTTTTTCTGTTTGGTGTGGTACATCAAATCAGAAAGACGAAGGCTTGCTTCAACTCTTATGAGAGGAACACGAAAACGCCACATGACCATCTAGGCAAGCGGCTTAATCCGTATTCTTCTTTTTTTGACCGATTTCATTATACCACAGGCTCAATTGCTTGTCCATAGAACCGGGTGAAAAGATTCAGACTGTTCATAAATCAAAGACCTCTCAGATAGTGTTCCAGACAATCTTCCATTGTCGTGTCCGTCGCGGCGAAGCTGATCTTCACCACAGTTTTCCCGTCCAGATAACAGTAGGGATTTCTGATCTGCTTGATGAACTCCCTCAGCCTGTCCTCGCGCGGTGCCGCAGGATCAAGCCGGATGCTGCTTCTCTGAACGAGTGTGCTTCGGTCAACCGTTTTCGGGCTGACGCTTTTCATTGTTTCAATGCCCATCATATTCTAAGCACCTCCTGTTTCGTGGAAATATTCAGGACAAAAGGATATGGCAGAGCATCTTGTGAAGACACTCTGCCACATAGTTTTCATCCTGAAACTATATAGTAAGTTTCTTTTGGGTTTGTTTCATTGTCCGGCATATTTGCAGCTCGCGCC